ATGCTTCCATTTCCATTTTTCTCATATGTTTATCATCTTGAGCGTATGTTGGGCTGGAAGCGTCACCTAATTCTAAATCACCTCTTTCGTGTTGAACGTGGTGAATTAATTCGTGTGCAAATGATCTACAAATGTCTTTTGGATGTCTGTTTGTAACATATAATACAACAGACATGTCTGCGGGATTATAATATGCTGTTTTACCAAAGATACCTTGAGCGTTTTCCTCATCTTGTTTTAGATGGAGGGAAGGAACATTTTGAATGTCAAATTGCTCTCTTGCTTTTTTAAATATTTCGCCTAGGGCTTCTTTTAATTCCATTATACTGGGTCTTCTTCAGCTGGTTCTTCAGGTTCCATTTCTGTGTCAGAGCTATCTCCTGCGTCTTCGGTCCCACCTTCATCTCCTGCTGTTTCACCATCATCTGTCTCTCCACTACTTGGGATTGGTTGAGTTAATAGTCTGTTTAGTTCTTTTATAGCTTCATTTGTTTCATCTACATTCATTAACCAATAAGATTTAGGTCCTATTTTAGCTACAATGGATGTTTCTTCAATGTATAAACTAAGAGATTGTCCATTATGTAAAAATACAGTGTATGAGGGAGGTACTGTGTTTGCTGCTTTTACATTATTAACGTATCTTATAAGAGGTCTTAATTTAAGATCTCTTTCTAAAGCCACCTTAATTTCTGTAGGTAAAGGGTATTTTCTCATACCCAATTCCTCAGCTATGTTTCTGATTTCTTTTTTAATATGTTCTCTAAGTTGTTTCATTAGTAAGAAAATCCTTGTTTATATTGATATGCTAAACATGATCCTGATAATAAATTAAACCCATAAATAGGCCCATGAATTATATCCCCAGGTCCTATTTTTACATTATGTACTTTACTTGAAGTAAAATCAGGAAGTCCTGCTGCGTCTGCTCTTCCCCAAGTTATACTTTCAAATTCAGTAAAACTACCTGTTGTACCCATTGAAGGTGGGCCTCCATTAGCTGCTGCTGATGGTCTTTTAGCATCTACAAGACCTTGTAATGCTGAAAAACTTCCTGTAACTCTAATGCTACCTGATTCAAAATATTGTGCCCCTTGTGAGCCATATGGTATTCCATTCATAATTATTTTGTTTTATTTTTATTAATTGCTGCTGATGTTTTTGCTCTTTTATTTTTAAGATATTTGTCTGTTTTGTCTACTTTACCATCATTATTAATATCATCGTCTTCTTGTCCTACTGGATCTAGTTCTTCATTAAATAAATCAGTAGATAATTGTTTAGTTTCCATTGTTGTAGAACCATCCATTTCACCCGTTGCTGGGTTATTTACAATTTGAGTTGCTGAATTTTTATATTCTTTTTCACTCATTTCTAATTCTAACTTCATCTTTTTTAAACCCTCATATTGTTTTCTAGCTTTATTTACAAACATTTCTGGAACTTGTGTTCCTCTTTGAGCATACTCTTGAACAATTTCTTCATCTGTTTTACCCATGTCGAACATTTCAAAGAATTTTTTCATAGCACCTTCCATAAGTACAGCTCTTTTTCTATATTGGTCCATGTGTTCCATTAAATTAGAGTCAGCTCTTTCTTTTATATAACCTTCCATCATACCCGCGATATCTGCTTTAACATCAGCCATATCTTGTTCATCATCTTCATTGTCTTTTCCTTCACCTCTTACGGCTTCATATTCTAAATAATGGAATACAGATGACATATAATCAGATGCTTTTGTTAATTTTGATTGAACCCATCCTGGTAACTGTGCCCCATCATCTAACATCATAGATAATTTATCAACATAACTTTTCATTTTATACATTTGTGATTTTGCCATTCTACCTTCGTGATCTATTTCACCTTCAAATGTTGCTGTGCCTCCTCCTGAAAGATCTTTTTTTAATTGCATTTTAGCGTCTCCGTCTAATGCATTGTATGCTGAATCATTAGTCATATCATCTATTGCTGTTTTACCTGCGTATGTTGTTTCTTTTAATTTTTTCATTTTGTTTTTGGTTTTATTTTCGCTTACTTGTTTTCCTAACACACCATCATTACGAAGCTTTGCAAAATCTTTTAAATAAGCGTCAGTGTCTACAATGTATCTACCTAATTCTTCTTCTTTTCCTTCTTTCTTTTTTGTAATGGTTAATACTGTGAATTTAGGGTTTCTAAAATCTTTATAATTACCATTGTAATTTTGTGATTGATGGATTCGGTAACTATGCTCTCTATCAAAGCTGTCATGGTACTGTATATGAACAAAAGTATTGTTATATCCTGATTCTTCAGTCCAGTCAGCGTGTTGTTTTAATCTAGCTTGAAATTCTCTATCATTTCTACTAGCCATACCATTAGGAAGTAAATCTTCTACTTCTTTTTGCTGGAACATGTCGCCTGGTTCTTCTCTTCTAGGATAAATTCCTTCTTGACCCATTGAAGTAAATTCTTTTAAATTATCTTTTTCCATCATACCCGTTGCTGTTCTTTTGGGTCTAACAGAGAATGGATATTCATTCTTTCCAGTATATGGATCTTTACCTGCTGGTGCTGTAGCTGATGTGCTAAAACCACTAGGTCCCTGGCGATTACCAAACTGATATTGGCCAGCTTCTTTAATTGTTTTTTTAACTAATTGTATGATGTCTTTTTTCTTCATATTACATTCTTGTAAAACGTGTTCTATTAGGGTTACCTACTGCTTGTGTTTTTTCCATTCCTCTTGTATGTTGTCCTTCAGCACCACCAAAAGGAGCACCTTTGTCAGTGTAGTTTTCTATTTCTGCTCCATCATTAGCAAATGGTCTAGGAGAAGTAATATTATTACCATCAGTAGCATTTCCTCCACCACTTCCAGTACCTGTGTATTCTTTTATAGTACTTTTAATTAATTCTCTTAGTTCTCTTTTAGTCATTTAACTTTTTTTCTATGTGTTTACGACGTATTTTTGTAGCTTCTTTTACCTGTTTGGTAAGTTCTGCCTTATTAATACCCCCTTTCCATCTCTCAACAACACCATCTTCCGACACAAAGCCTTCATTTGATGTGTTTATTGCGTCTAATAAATATGATTCCATTTCGTCTACTATATCAAGTGAGTTTTTGTTTTTAAGTTTTTTAATATAATCATCATATTCGCCCCTAATTCTTAATTTATGTTCAAATTCTACAACACAATCAAAACATTTTTTATGTATTTTATAATTAGGTTTGTCTAATCTTTTTTTCATTACTTTACTACACTTAGGACAACATAGGGGCATAAATACTTCTTTTTTTATAGCATCTAACTTTGAAATTGTCTGTTTTATACCATTTTTTATTGTCCATGTTTTTTTATTTTCCTTCCAAATATCACCTTCTTTGTAATCTTCAGTTTTTTTACTGTAGCCAATTTGTGTGTTTGATGATGCACCAGAATTACCCATAATTAAATTACGGGCTCTATTTACATCAGATTTTCTAAATTCTTTATTTAATCCTTGTACTTTTTGTTTCATAACTTTTATTTTTAGCTTACGTCCATAAAATCATTATGGCTAGCTTCTATTCCTAATTCTTTTAATCTGTCTACTATTAAGTCTAAATCTTCTAAACCTGAAATGTATTTTCTTGGTATTAAATCATCTTCATGAATGTATTCTAATGTATCTTTTAACCATGCATTGGCTTCATTATGTTTTAATTTTATTTGTCGGTTATCACTTGTAGAAAGAGTTAATGAATAAAAACGGCCTCCTTGTTCAGTATACATAAATTCTGCTTTTGTTACTTTTTCCTGAAAGTCAAATTTAGAGTGGTCAAATTTGTTGTCACGAGATACGGACATATTTCCTCCTTCCATACCATCAACTTCTTTTAAATATCCTAATTTAATCGCTATTTCTTTAAGTGTTTTTGTTTCTGCGAGATCAGGATCTGCTTTTGCCTCATCAGCCATAACATCATGGTTTTGGGGAGTTAATTTATTACTAAATGGGTCTACTCCATTGTGTACTATTGTATCTTTATGCATCTGTATATATTCTTGATCATCAGGGTGGTTTAGCATTCTAATTAATTCACCATTAAAAAATGCATTTTCTTGTCTAAGGATCCTATATGGTATATCTTGATCCATTTTTTCTATATATGATAATATTAAGGGATCATTACCTTTATAATTTTCTTTATCTAAATCAAATATATCAGGAAGTTGGGATCTAGATGGTGATTTTGATAACCAATAATTAAGAACAGCTGTGCGTTCTTCTACTGTTGGTTTTTCTTTAATTCTATCTAGAAGCTTAGATTCACCATACCAACCTTTATCATATTCTTCTTGTTCTTCATCTTCTTTTTCTTCTCCACCCATACCCATTGGAGGTGGGGTCCAGTCTGGTCTTGTTTCAGCTAATCTATCAGTAGCATCAATCATATAATCTTTATTTGTTTTTGCTAATTCAAGAGCTTTATGACGAGGTAATTCTTTTGCAACTATTTTATCGTTGTTACTTTTGTCAATTACATTATATGCTCTATGAGAAGGTTTGTAATCTTCATTTTGGGGTTTTTCTTTATCCATCATTTGTTTGATCTTTTTGATCTTATCTTTTTCTGGATGTTGGTTTAAGCGTTCTTTTTCTTTAGCATCTGCCCATTCTTCAGGACTCATGCCTTCTGTTAGGATTTTACCGTGTTTATTTTCAGTTATCCACTTACTTGAGTTAAATCTTTTCATATTATTTTTTTGCTCCAGGTTTACCTGCGTTAAAATTATTTCTACTAAATTCCATTCTGTCAACTAATTTGATGCCGTTTTCTGTGTGATCAACTGCTACAAACCCTTCTGCTTTAGTTACACGTAAAGTACCATCGCCATTGTCGATAAAGTGTTTAGTTGCTACAGCTTTATCATATTTGGCAATAAATATAGCTTTTGCTTCAGAGAGTATTTTACTTACTCTGAATATATTTATTATATTTTCTTTTTGAGATTCAAATTCTCTAATTTTATCTTCACCAGCTTGTTTTTTTCTTTCTTTTGATTCTGGTCGTTTAACTTTTTCAATACTTTTATTAACTGCTAGTTGATACCAATTTTTAAAATTTTCAAATGATTTTGTAGGGTCAGATACAAATTCACCTTGTCTTATTTCACTGTTAAGATAAGTGTTTAAAGCTTTTAATGGTAAGTCTGTGTAATCTACGTTTACTGAATCCGCTTCTTTAATTTTTTCTAATATAAATTTTTCTTCTTGGTCACTTAATAATACTCCAGTGTCATCTTTAAAGTAAGCATCATCAAACCATACACTTGGTGACTTACTTAACCCACTTATATCTGCTCCAAATGAAGCGCCACCACCACTTAAATCATTGTATGTTGTGTGAAATATAATTCCTATTCTTGCTGCTATTATTTGTTTACCTAATTCAGAATTTGCTTCAATTGCATATCTGATTGTATTTGGTTTAAATGTATAATGTGGAGTACCATCTATGTCTTCTGTTTGAACATCATCATTGTCAAACATAAAATCACCTTGTAATATGCCTTTTATTCCTACAGCAGGTAAATATTGTAATGCTAATTTTAATTTTTTAGCTAAACCAGCTGCATGTCCATGGTTTTCATCTATATCTTTGGGGGTGTAATTAATTTTAGGATTTACATTAAACACTGATTTAGTACCTACAAAAAATTGTCCGTTATCTGGATTAATTCCTGTAAATATAGCAGGCGCACCATCCCATTTTACAGAAACATTTTTAATTGTATTATCTTCTCCTTTTAAATTTTTAATTAATTCATACAAGAAATTTTTAGCTTGATTAAAACCATCTTGTCCTTGAGTTAATATTAATTCTTCAAGGTGTGTTAAGTGTGTGTTTGCTTTTGTTTCTGTCAAAACTTCTGTTAGTTGTTCTTTCCACCAATCTTTAGAAAATACTGATGTTTCTGTTTTTTCGTATAACTTTCTTGTTAATGTTCCTTTTACATAATCAGGTACTTTATGACCCCCTCCTCCGTAATTATTCCCTTTCATATTAGACATGTCTTTACTTAAGCGTTTCATGTTTTTAGCATGTTTGGCTTTTTCTTGTTTGTTCATCATACCCATCATTTCATCAAGGGCTTTTACTTCATAAGGTATGTTTTTTTCTTTTAGAGCATTTTCCCAATTTTCATCGGAATAAGGTAATACTACTTTAATTGTATATCTAGCTAAATCTGTGATATCATTTTTAATTACTTCTTCCATTTCATCATGCTGACTTATAGGCTCATAATCGGGATCATCTGAGGTATCTTTAAATGGAGTGATTTTATATTTAGTACGCAATTTATCTTTGTCAAGAACAAAATAAGGTTCAGTTCCTAACCATTGTGGAACAAATGAATCTAAACTACGAGTTAAACTTACAGGACCCCTTAATCTATCATCATCTAAAACATCTAATAAGAATTCTGTAAAATGATATAAAACACCAAATTGAGGGCCTTCATTTATTTCACTTACTGATGCGGGATCTTCAACTGTTAAATTTACGTCTGAGTATTTATCTTTTAAACCAGATACTGCTGTTCTATTTTCTTCTGAATCATCTATAAAATAAACTGTTTTATATCCTTTATTTATGTGTTTTTCAATCCAATCTGCCTTATCTTGACCTGTGACTTTACCATCTACTTGTAACCCTAAAGGAACAACGTAAGCGTCTAAACCTATACTTTTAAGATATCTTGTTACAGGGTGACCTATAGAACGGGCTGTTAGTATAGTTGTTTTTACATCCGGTCTACTTAATGAGTCTTTTAATTTATTTAAAACCTTACTATTTACAATAGCATCGCCTATTTGTTTTTCAAATTCAGAAAAATCATATTTTATTTTTAAACTGCCTAATCTTGCTTCTAATTCTTTACTTTCTTCAGGAAAGTTAGCTGCTGGGATTAATATTTCTTTATTATAATCTCCACTTGGACTTGTTATAAAAACTTTAATGTTAGCTTTTACTTGAGCTATTGTGTCATCAAAATCATACGCATGTAAGATTTTTCCTTTTTTATCTGCTTCATACATTGTTCCTGCTCCCCCTTGCCCTGAAGCAGCATTATACATTCCCCCCCTTTGATATTTTATAACAGGAGAAGTTTTATCTGGTTTAGGCCCATCAGGCATTCCTGCTTTCCATTCACTACCTCTCATATAATCTAAAACTTTATCTTCTGGATTATATAAATCTTCTTCTAAACCTGTTACTATATCCCAAGCTTCATTTTTTTGTTCGTCTGACAAATGTTCTGGTAAAGAATATTGAAATAAAGCTTTATCATTCATTTTAATGTAACCCCTCATTTCTGTTCCTGATACACCTCCTGCTTGTGGTGGGACTAATTTTGTTTCAAATGTAATTCCTTTAGGTTCAGCAAATTTTGGTATATTTTTAAAACGACTATCACTAACATCCTTTTCCCCCATCCCTAAATAAACTGTTGATCCTTTAGATGCTTCTTGTTCTATAAAATCATACACATCCCTTACTGGAGAAACTCCAGCTGGTCTAACTTCTAATCCTGAATCATTTTGAGTGTAAAGTTCCCACAATTTAAGAGACATAGCTTGAGTAATACCATCTCGTTCTTTGGGTCCAACAAAAATTATAGTAGTGTCTGCACCTGTGTTGGCTGACAACCATTTAGCCATATTATAATGGCCTGCGTGAGGGGGTTTAAACCCACCAGGTAATAGTGCGATTTTTAACATTAATTATACAGTTTATTATAAATATAAAACTCTATAAGAAAGCCATTCTCTTTTTCATTAACACAGAAGTAGTTAATTCTACTGCATTATGAAGTAATTTTGTAAAGGTTTTAAAACCTAATTCAGAGGGGTCTTTACCATTCATTTCTATAAGGTAAACTCGTTTTCCATAAGACATAAATGTTTCAGCGTGGTTAAAGGCATCTTTTAAAGCGTCTTCATCTAATGCAAGATAAATTTTTTCTACTTTAGATTTGATGATTTTTTTCATTAAGGTTGTAGACAATTTTTTTCCAAACAAAGGAATTGCATTACGTTTAATTGCCATAGCATCGAATGCACCTTCACACAAAATAATAGGTAAATCCCAGTTTATATACATTTCAAATCCAATTATGTCCTTGGTACTGGAAGCTAATTTATGTTTAATGTATGCATTTTTATCAAATGAACGACCTACATAATAGTTTAAAAAACCATCATTGTCATACGAAGGAATTACAACCATATTTCTTAAAGGACCTTCCTCACAATAATGGAGGTTATATTTTACCACATCTTGTTGCGTAATTCCTCGTTGATCTAAATAATGTAATGCATGTTTCGACAGAATCGCTGAAGATGATATTATTGGCGTTACTTCACGCGGTAATTGCAAGGAACCCGATGGTGCTTTAGTAAATGTTGACTTTTTAAAGTTATATTGAGAGTCGATTTCTTTT